TATACCTCCATTACGGCATAATCTGCCGAACCTGTCTATCAAACTCCTGTTCCATTGCGCTTTGCGCTGCGCCTGTGCTCCCGTTTACCGCCTGGGAAAAAAAGTGTGTTGGCTGTATCCAACTGCGTCCGGATTCGGCTGCGTCTGCTATGGCTGAATTTGCTTTTCCGTCTGCATTTCTGCCGCCGAAACCGATTTTTACATTAACGCCTGTGCCTGTATCAATCATTTTCGTGATACCAAAGCCATCAACAAGCCCCTGTTTCTGTGTCGGGGTAATGCCTGTTTGCATTCCCGGACTTTTCGGGTCACTCTCCTCCGGCCTTGTCGGTATGCCATTAATAGATGATTTGATACTGTTAGCCATTACGCCTGCGCCCTCATACAAAGAACGCTTTGCAAATTCTTTTCCCTTGTCTCCCAACTCCTCCATTTTTCGGATGAGTTCGTCAATGCCTTTAACTGTTAGCTTTGTTGCCATCTACGTCCCACCGCCATTCATAATGTATCAAACCCGTTTCCGGCTCGTAGTTGACAGCGGACAGATACCAATAAGCCGCCGACCGGTTAAGGAAAGACTGTATGTCATCACAAACCGGGTCGAATTCCTGTTTTGTGAAATAACTGATTGAGCCGCTGATCATTTGCTCAGCTTTGTGGCTGTCTGCCTCAAAGCTGTCTGCTTCACTGTCCTCTGCCCACACGGCAAACGGGGCCGCCGCATTTTTACCCCTGGTGTAGTGGTATGTCTTTGTGCATATAGCCGCAAGGCCAGAGCCAAACCATTTTAGCTTTTCCTGTAACGTCATGCGTCCGCCCCCTCTACATCAAAATTATCATCAAGCCGGAACAGCGTTAAATCAGTGACCTTTAAACCGTCCTCGTCTGTCAACTGTTGCACCATATCGATGCGGTACTGGTTGCCGTCATCCAGGAGCACATACTGTTTAACAGAAACGTTTTCGTCCCGCCATATCCTCACAAGCCTGTCGACCTGCTGAGATACGCCCATTGCGGCATACTGCCGGTTGTAACCTATCACTCTATCGCCGTAGTAGTGATATGACAGTATGACCAGCTTTTCCACGGGCATTTCGCCCGGTTCTGCTGTGTTTCTCAGTTCACACAGTTTTAACGTCCCTTCAAAAAGCATTACGTGCCCCCGTTCATCTTCTCAGCAAGCAAGCGGTTGTTCAGTGCATAGCGCAGCATTCGGGGCATGCCCGCAACCCATGACAGATTGCCCTGTACACTGCTTTCCGCCCTCTTGCGGTACAGATAAGCGGCATACATGACTACAAGGTTGCAATCATCTATTTCGTCAAGGTTTAACGTTATGCCCTCGGTTTTTATTGATTTCTTTGCTACCTCAATGAGGGTTGCTAAGTAACTGTCCCACGCATCCCCCGCAATAGCCAAATTGTATTTCGTTGTTGCAAGGATTTCAGCGTCTGTCATGCTTATGCCCCCTCTATCGTGCTAATGATCTGTGCCTTTGTCATCCGACCAGATACACCGCTCACGCCCTGTTCCTCTGCATAGCTTAACAGCTGCGCTTTGGTCAGGGCGTTTAAATCAGTGTAAGGCGCGTTCTGGCGGGAAATTATTCCCCCGTGTTGCCCGAATCCTGTGCGTTTGCTGTATCCTGCGCAAAGGTTACCGCATTGGCTGCCGGAGTCACGCCGTTGATACCAATTGCAACAAAGGCATCGTTCACGAGCACCTTGCCGTCATATCTTGCAGTACCCTTAAATCCGGTCTGGTCCTCGATCCAAAAAGCGTGCTCGGAAGTGTTGATAGATGTTCCGGCTCTCTCTGCAAGCAGATACAGGTCGAAGTAACCGCCGATAATGGTGTTGTCCGGGATGAAGTTCAGCACCTCGATCACGCCGCCGATAACCGGCATGGTTCCATTGACTCCCGCAACGATAGCACCGGAAGCGTCAACTGCAAGACTGTTTGCAATCAGCGTGGTGTATGTGGTTTCGTTCATGACCCATACTTTGGAACCACGGCTGTATTTGCCCTTTGCCAGTCCGCTGTCACCAATCAGAGCCTTGAACAGGTCTGTATCTTTGACAGATGCGGCATGCGAAACGATGTTAGCGGCCTTAATGCCAGTCATGATACCGGTCGGCATCTTTGTTCCGGTTCCGTAAAGGATAGCTTTGTCAAGTGCAAGGCCGATAGCCTGTCCAAGCGTCTGTGTAAGGTCTGCTACAAGGTCAATGTCGCTGTCCTCAAGCAGGGCGTTGCAAATACGGAAATAGCCGCCGACCTTATAGCCATCAACTTCGATATCGGAGAATGTCAGATCCAGCTCATTGAGTGTTGCGCACATCTCAGTCCAGACGGCTTCCGGGATTGCGCCCTGGATGACCATACGGCCCTGCCCCGGTACGGAACGGACGAAAACATGCTTATACAGCTTGGAGTATTCCATGATGTTCTCGCGGAGATACCCAAGCAGGACGCGCGGGATAAGGAGACCGGCGTTTGTGATCGCTCTCTTTTCCTTGATAGCCGTGCGCACCTGCGCCGCCATCGCCTTTACATCTTCTCTTTCACAGAGTGCCGCGATTTTATCACGGACTTCGTATTTAGTTGCCATTGCTCTGCCTTCCTCTCTGACCGGCTCTGCGGTCGGTTCTGTCGGATCTGTGTTCTGCTTTTCCTCTTCAGTCTTCAGATCCTTTTCCAGTTCCTCAATCTGTCTTTCCAGATTTCCTTTTGCTTCATCGTGTGCGGCCTTGTCAGCGTCGTACGCCGTGATTGCTTCCTCAACGGCTGTGCGCTCCTCATCTGTTGCCGCTTCCTCGATGCTCTGGGCAAGTTCTGCCTCTCTTGTTTCAAGTTCAGCGTCCTTTGCTTTCAGTGCTTCGAGGCTTTTATTGGCGTCATTCAGCTTCTTCCGAAGCATCAATACCTTTAATGCCATTTTTTAACACCTCTTTCATTCTTTCGCGCCACGCCTGCGCTTTGCGCTCCATGATCTCGTCACGCTCTGCACTACGTGCGGAAATATTGGTTGATTCGTATGCCGGGAATGTACAGCATGAGACTTCGTAGAGGTCAACGTCTCTGAGCGTCCAATGGATATCCCCGTTCTCACTGATGTCGGTATCCTGAGAACGTATCTCGAACCCAAAGGAACACTGGTCAACGTCGCCACGTTTCACACGCTCGTAAAGGTTCATAGCATCAACGTCGTTCGGATTGATGTCGATGTGTCCCCACAGACCGTGCGAATCTTCTCGCAGTTCCAATGTGTTGGCCTTTGTCCTTCCAAGTACGAGAGTCGTATCATGGTTAATCAGAGCCCTGATGTCTCCCGAAATCGTCCTAGAAAAAGCCCCCGGTGCGATGCTTTCACTCATACCCGGTGCGATTTCATAGTTGCTATTAAAAACGGCGAAATAGCCTTCGATTGAAAGGTTCTCGCCGTCTTCCCGCGTTTCAAATTGTGTCGGTATTGACCGAACCTGTCTTCTTTCCATCGTCTTCCTCCTGTCCGGGGCAATTAGCCGCCGCCGGATGATGCTTAAACTCAACAGCCATATCGCACCAGTATTGATGTGCACATAAAATACCGCTGACTTTGCAAATGATTGGTTTCGTCGGCCCGTCTCTCCGATAGGCAAGCGGACATAAAAGATTACTCATTTTTCACCAGTTTTTTCTGATTGCCGCTCATGTCGTAAGGAATGTAATTTTCTAGTACTTTGTATTCTTTAAGGCCCGCGGGCGTAAGGTGTAATCTTGTGCGCCACTCATCGCCGCAGATATAACCACGGTCAGCACCCGACAGTAAAACATCCGATACCGTTTTTATGTCGTAGTCCATCAGTGACCACACGTTAAACGACAGATACCACGCCGGATTAAGTATCAGCTTCTTTGTCATCTCTGCCGCTATGGATTTACAGAGCGACATTACTGTTGACTGGATGAAAGTATTCCATTCATCCTTCTTGTATTCGCCCACACCCAGCAGGAACGCCGGAACGCCGAAAATTGCCGCCACCATGCGTTTATCAAGCTGCACTGTGTCGCTGATTGCCAAATCCGCAAGTGTTAACGGTTTGACCTGTTCCACGGAAAACTGTTCTGCCGGAATGATCCACGGCTGGCCCGGTGTCTGCGGTTTAACGTAGCTGTCAATCAGTTTCTGCCGCCCTGCCGGGCTTGAAAACTCATCTACCAAAGCATCAACTTTTACGATAATGCTTGGTTTGTATTCCGACTTCATGAACGCTTTTTCCGTCTCGGTTGCCTGCTTTAAGTTGTTGGCAATGTCACGGAGCGAAACATGCACGCCCTGCCCTTTCCAAAGGTATGTCTTATCTGGATTGTAGACAAAATGCAGCAGGCTGTCCGGGTTGCGCTCTTTGCCGTCAATGACA